CACCAGTTCCTGATTGCGATGTGAACGCGCTGGTGCGACGACCTCTCCGGGTCGTGCGGCGCTTCTTGTTGAAATTAAGGCTACGACGTGCTCCGCCTTTACGTTTGAATGTACGTTTAGCCATGTTAATCTTACTCTCGTTCACACGAGAGCGCGGGTGTAATGGTTGTCTTGGGTAAGGGGGTGACGGTGTATTTATAGGCGGCGTCGACATTTGTGACGCGTTTGCGGTCGCTTCGCTCCCTTTGTCCTGCGGACGGCCATTCTAAAATATAATATCTCCTTTGACCTTCATTTTATTTGGGCAAGGTAGAATCTTGTTTATTCCTTCATTTCAAGTAATACAAGCCTGCGTAATAGCGCAGGTAACTGAGGATTAACCTCATCACCCCATTTGAAGATATCCTTCGGATGAAAATTGGAAGTGACAATAAAGGTATCTGCGTGAAGCGCTACCATACCTCCTTTGTTTTCTACTAGGCATTTATAACGATCAAACCATCTCAGTAAGTGGTTTATATCGATGCCATTTGGACCGAAATCATCTATAATGACTTCTTTATTACAGAGGTATCCATTCCACCATTTGGTTCTTGGCTCCTTGATGTATGCATCTGGAAGATCTTCATGGGCCTTCCTTGACTTGCCCACGCCTGGTGGGCCGTAGATCCAAGTAACCTTTATATTGGGCCGCTCGATGGGGGGCTTGAGGGAAAGAGCGTTTCGGAGCATGTTAGATCCATGATGGATCCAAAGATGGGTTTCGCGGTCGGCGAATTCAGCAATTCCCTTATCGCCTCTTCCGACCATTGTGATGAACTCTCTGGATAGTTCGTCTTTATCCTGTCTAGGTCGTCCTGAAGTAAATGAACCGCCCTCGATAAAATCTCCAGCCTTGATGCAATATCTTCTATTTTGCTCAGCAGTTCCCCTTGCGCGCTCGAAATGGATCCCAGGGCCGAGCAAACCGCGAACATGCTCGAAAGAATGCCGTCCTGAAAATGAACAGTATCCCTGGAGGTGAGGAGTAAGTCGCTCACCGATTTCCCGACCGAAGACGTAGTACTTGCATTGCGCTTCAAAAAGCTCTTTGAGCCGGGGAACGTCGGTGTCTTCATCGTAGTTATTGAAAGTAAATACTATGTGTTGTAATCTATCGTTTGGGTTTTTGCGGGGCATAGCAAGCTATGATATCTCCCCCTTCGGGACGCTACGCTCGTTATATAGGCAAAGGGAGCAGGGGTCCAGAGCAACGGGGGTAATAGTATACCCCGTTGCCCCTGGTTCCCTAATATTTTATTGATAGTGGGAAGGAAACTTCCAAGGAAAGATACACGGTGTTAACGTCACCCATGACGATTATACAGCATCTCCGCAGAATGATAAATTGTAGTACGTGGTCATAGCGAAGGCACGTGACACATGTGCATCGACTGTACCAACCAGTGCGATCCAGACGTACTGGTTCTTGGTGGCGAAGTAATCAGCTTCGTCAACTTTGCGAATCTTGTGACGGTACTCCACGAGGGTAGTTTCGTTCTCCTTAAGCAAGAAGTTCCTCTTGTAAACGATGCGTCCTACCTTGGTGCTGAAGTCTTGTACATACGTCGGGTCCCACCCGACAGACACGACACCTGTAACTAGAGCAGGCGTCCAGTCCTTTGTAGTCTTGATCAGATATATAATGCCTTGAAGGGTGTTTAAGTTCGCACCGACAGTGTCGAGTGCATTTGAAAGGCGGCAGCCCATTATCCCACCACGAATTAATATATTCCCGGTAAAGGTAGGAAGACTGTTTGAAGCATCGGGATTAATGGCACCACCGCCGGCAGTCCAGAATGCTGACCCATTACTTAATGCAATCGAACTAGTGGCCTGCAATTGGGTAGCATTAGCTGGGGTAGATGGAAAGAATACCTGTGCTGACACAGCACGGTAGTGAGTGGAAAGCTGGGACGAATTCCACAGCAGTTTATTGTAAGCGGAAGCCTTGAGCTTCTTTGACTTGTAAGCCAATCCTCCACCAGTTCCTGATTGCGATGTGAACGCGCTGGTGCGACGACCTCTCCGGGTCGTGCGGCGCTTCTTGTTGAAATTAAGGCTACGACGTGCTCCGCCTTTACGTTTGAATGTACGTTTAGCCATGTT